GTACAACGGAGCAGATGCGCCGTTAATGCAAGCCGGATCAATGCCGGCAGGACTATAGCAAGAAATGCTGTTGCTATTGTCAGAGAGCATAATACTAATAGTGCCGTCTCCAAAGAAGTCTCCTACTGCCCATGCACTGCTAATATTGAGTCCTGCTGGAATCTTGAACTGCGACAAGTTTCGACTTTTCATATTTTCATATGAAGTTGCAAACAAAGTCGTCAAGGGTGTTGGTGTTGGATCAGGAGCAGGGCTAGAAGTCGCAGTTGCACCGCCACCGCCACCGCCACAGGCAACTAAAAAGGCGGATACCAAAGAAGCAAGAAGAATATTTTTCACTTGTATGCTTTCAGCAGAATCATGTCTGCGTTGATTGTACCATTAAGTTTAATCTCTGTGCTACGCACTCCTTTAAACCACTTTTTAGCGGCAGGCTTTCCGTTACTGGCCCACTCTTTTAATTGTTCCTTTGGCTTACGCAAAGTCTTTTGAACACTTGCGGCGGCGTCGAAACCAGTTACCTTTGTGCCTTTAACACTTAATGCGCCAGCGTATTGGTCTACAATGTAAATGCCTAGCTTACGAGTCTTTGTATTGTAGACCCACAATTCTGTGGCTGTAAGAATTGCAGTTGGCTCCACGCTTTTGAGTTTTAGCTCATCAAATTCTTTTAGGAACTTGAGCTTGCCGACAACCTTCTCAGGGCTGACTGCCTTTTTCTTGCGAGGGGCGCGGCTAGCCTTCTTGACAATGTTGTAGCTGTTAACATCAGCCAATGCCTGTTGCCACCATTTTACAATAGCGTTAAGTTGGCGCTTACCAAGATGTTTATATGCTTCCAACACTTGACTGTCTTTGGTGTCAAGGATTTCGCTGAACTCTGCAACCTTATTTTCAATAAGTTGTTGAGCTGTTTTAAGTTGAGCAGGCTGAACATTGAACTGCGTAAACAGTTCAATCAGCTTAGGCTCGCCTTTAAATTGTTGTGCTGTAACAAACTCGTCAAAGCGACCTTCAACTTCGCCCAGACACTCGCTCATCTTTTCGTTGAGTCGGTCCTGGATATTTGGACGACTCGCTGTTTCTTCTACGGCAACATCTTCTACTTTTTCCTCTTTACTAGACAGCAACTCATTGAGATAATTATCTAGTTTGATTTGCTCTTGCTCTGTTAACTGCAAGCCCATTAGTACCATACGGCACAACCACCCTGTAGTCGTTCTAACTTGGCTGTCGGGTAAAGCACGGATCTTCTTCGAGTCCTTTGTACGACCGTTGAAGTCTAAATAAATGGCAACAAATTCTTTGGCATCTTTTTTGCCGTAAAAATACCCGTACCAATTAAATGCACGAGTCATTTCGGAAAAACGATTGTCGGTGGGCTGAGTTTTCCAAATAGGCTCTGTGCCAGTGTACTTCGTATCAGCACTTCTTGGATTCAGTGGTTTGATGCTTACTGTGGGTTTCATATGGTTCCTTACAAGCTATACCAATATTATAGCAAATTTACCAATTATTGTCAATTATTGAGAATGTAGTACAAAGTATTACATTTCAAGGGCGCGACGAAATAAAAGTTCTTGTCTAGCAAAGGCATCGATTTCCCAAGGCATGTCCAAATATTTGGTACGCTTAGTGTACTTTTTTCCTCGCCACCATTTGGTGCCGCCTTCTGCTTTAAGTATACCTTTGGCTAATTGCCTGACATGAACCATTTCATGTGCAAGTGTGGAACCTAATTCTTCCCATTTTGCAGGGTTTAAAGCAATGACATAACTGTCTAATCCCGGCAGTGGAGTAGTCAACCCTTTATCCGCGTCAAGTCGGCAAATTTCAATTAATACAAATTTACGACTATTAGTCAAGCCTAGTTGCTTGATCAAACTGGGCATGATACTGTCTATAAATTTTTTTGTCTTTTTACTGCGTGTTTTGACTACGAATTCCATGGTATTCCTTTGTCGTATAACCAATTATATAATAATTTCCATTTATTGTCAATTTAATTTTATAGGTAAATACTAACATTATGCCTAGACTAAGCCTTTGGAAAAACGAAAAAACAAAAGACTTCCACTTTATGGACAAGATCATTCGTGAGCAGTTCTTTGTGGGAGGAACCGCTGTTTTGGTTCACAAGTATCTACAGCCTGCCGATCAAGGAGCAAGCGACGATCCAACGAAACCAAACTATACAGCCGACGATATACTCAACGAAACAAAAATTCAAGACTTGCTGTTTTTAGAAAACAGAGACAGGATTTATGATCCCGATGTCTATGAACTTCGAGGAGTGTACAATGTCGGAGACCAAGACTTTGACTTAACTCAGTTCGGTTTGTTTCTAAGTGCTGACACAATTTTTGTTAGCTTTCACATCAACGACATGATTGAGCGCATGGGACGAAAACTAATGGCCGGCGATGTCATCGAACTTCCCCATGTTCGCGATGATTTGTTATTAGATCAAAGCAAGCCTGCTATCAATAAATTCTATGTTATCCAAGATGCTAGTCGTGCCGCAGAAGGTTTTAGTCCAACTTGGTATCCTCACATTTGGCGTATCAAAGCAAGCCCAATGACTGATGCTCAAGAGTACAGAGATATCCTACAGCAAAAAGCAGATAACGGTGTTGATACACTAAAAGAAGCGTTAAGCACTTACCAAACAGAATTAAAAATTAGTAATGCTATTGTTGAAAGAGGCGAACAACTTGCCCCTAGTTTATTAGACAACGAAGATAATTTAATCAGTAAAACCAGCAAGAGTTATCAGCGTAACGAAAACCCAACTTATGATCACGGCGAAGTTTTAGACTCTGGTTTGAGCTTCCCGTTGAATCCTTCACAAGGAGATTTCTTCTTGCGTACAGACTATAACCCGGCTACTTTGTTTGTTTACAGAGGAACCCGCTGGCAACGAGTACAAACTGGTGAAGGATTAGCAGATGTTAAGGATCGAGTATTGAACGCCGCACCATTTATTAACAATACAAATACCACGGTTATTGGTAACCAAGAGATGCCTGAGCGTCAATCATTAAGCCAAGTTATTAGGCCAAAAACGGATTTCTAACATGCTGTATTTTTACGACGAACAAATAAGACGCTACCTAACTCAGTTTATGCGTATACTGGGTGGGTTCAGTGTTAAGACCGGTAAAGACAGAAACGGAAACGAAAGTTATATTCAAGTGCCTGTGCGTTACGGTGACATTAATCGTATGGCTGCTCACATTATGAAGAACCAAAGTGAGAATATGATTAATACTGTTCCGTTTATCAGCTGTTATGTTACAGACATGCAAATCAGTGCTGAACGCAGAACTAACCCTACACACATCAATAAGGTGCAGGTCTACGAAAAGAAGTTTGATCCTACTACTGGCGAGTACATAGAAGGTGAAGTTGGCAATACTTACACCATTGAACGACATGTGCCTGTGCCCTACGACCTAACACTACAAGTGGATATTTGGACATCTAACACTGATCAAAAACTACAATTAATGGAACAGTTGTTAGTTCTATTCAATCCAAGTATTAATTTTAAAACCAACGACAATCCATTTGACTGGAGTAATTTGACTTATGCAGAGTTAGTTAACATTGTGTGGAGCGTTAGACAAGTTCCAATGGGCACCGACGACATCATCGATGTTACCGCGTTAAACTTTACTATTCCTGTTTTTATTAATCCGCCTGCCAAAGTTAAGAGGCAAACGCTTATTCATACTATATTAACAGACATTAAAAAACTAAGCGAAGGAGACAATCCACTTGATTGGAATCCTGTTGATCCGGCTCCTACCAAGCAATGGGTTATTGTAACATTTGAAGATAGAAAACTTCAAGTACGCATCGAAGGCAATCAAGCACTGTTGCTTAACAAATCTGGCGGCGTAGTAGACGATGAAGGCAATCCTTTAACTTGGGCAGATTCATTAAAGTCATTTGGGGAAATACGCTTAGGTATTAGTAATATCAGACTTCGTCGAGGAGACGATCCCAGTGATCCAAACAACGATATTATTGCAGTTATTAATGAACTAGATCCTAGTCAAGGTAATTTGGCTTACATTACTGTCGATCAAGATACATTGCCTATTACTAATATCCCGTCTATTAGTGGTATCATTGATCCTACAAGAGTTGGACCAGGACGAGGACTGCCAAGTCCGTTGATAGGACAACGATATTTAATTTTAGCAGACTTGCCTAACTCTGGTGCATGGGGCACATCCTCTGCTAGTGCCAATGACATTATACAGTACAACGGAAGTACATGGGTAGTTAGTTTTGACAGTGCATCTAATTCTAATGCCATTGTGTTAAATACTGCGTCAAGCATTATCTATGAATGGCGATTAGGTCAATGGATTAGTGCCACAGAAGGCACATATAGAAACGGCTGGTGGAGATTATATTTGTGAAACAGTTCAAAGGAGTTGGAGCTATTATTGTAAGCGAAAGTACAGGCAAGGTTATGACTATACTTCGTAGTGCTCGTGAAACTCATCCTAACACTTGGACTTTTGCAGGAGGCCGAGTAGAGCACGAAGAAACTCCAGCTGATGCACTTCGTCGAGAATTAAAAGAAGAATTAAATTTAACAAAAATTAAAAAGATAACACCGCTTCATAGATATCAAAGCAGAAGCAAAGATTTTATCTACGATACATTCGTGGTGCTTGTCAACAAAGAATTTGTCCCAGAGTTGAATTGGGAAAGCGCAGGGTATGCTTGGACTAGCATTGATTCGTTGCCTAATCCATTACATCCTAAAGCAAGAAAAATGATAAGTTCTTCCAGGCTTATTAAAAAGTTTAAAAACTTTTACAGTTGGGTGGATAATAAGAATGCCAGCAGAGATAATACAGTTT